CCTCCACCCGGACTGCCAGCGAGGTGCGCAGCTGCCCGGTCTTCACCGGCACCCGGGACTCCATCTCGGCCAGGATGTGGTTGGAGACCTGGATCAGCACCTGCTGGGTGGTCGGCCCGGACTGCTGGGCGGACTGCTTCAGGGCCTCGGCCAGCTTGGAGATGTCGGCCTGTCCCACCGCACCCATCAGGGCAACCTGCCTCTCCTGGTCTCGAAGCCTCGCAGGTGCTGCCGTGCCCTCTCACGAGGCTGCTTGCCGGTGCCGAGTTGGAGCCGTCCCCGGTTGTGGGCACGTACCCGGTTGAGCGCGTACTTGTCGCCCTTCCCGGCCGCAGCGGGCAGCCCCTTGGGGATGCCCTTGCTGATCCCGTGGTCCACACCAAAGGCGCTCAGCATCACAGGATCCCGGTGACCTCGAAGCGCCGGGTGGCCCGGAGCTCGCCGGCCTTGGCCACCGTCTGGATCTCATAGCGCTTGCCCACCATCTGCGAGTCCTGGGGCGCAGTGAGGATGGTGACCTCGTCGTAGCGCAGGATCACCGCCGGGCTGTCCCAGGGGATGGAGAGCTGAGTGGACTGCTGGTAGATGTCGGTGTCCCCCACGGTGACCGACGCCGCCCCAGCCACCTCCCAGATCCTGCAGATGCCCTCGTAGGCGACCTCCGCGAGCCCCGCCGGGGTGTACACCAGGGTGTCCTCGTCGTAGCCCTCAGGGCGCTGTCCACGGGTGATCCGGCAGGTGTACTCCATCACCTCGGTGGCCCGCGCGCGTACCCACCTGCGTGCCTCTGCGGTGATCGGGCTGGTCATGGCTCAACGACCTGCTCGTACTCGGGGACGTTGTAGATGTGCGTCGCCTGGTCGGGCGGATACACCCCGCCGTACTCCTGGGGCCCGGCCTCGATGTTGTCGTGCAGGCCCTTGCCGAAGGCGAAGGGCTTGGTCCCTGGCTGGAGCTGCTCGTCGGGGGCCATCCCACCTACATCAGGACCGCCCCCGACGTGCAGGCTCTTGTCCTGCTCACGCAGAGATGCGGCCAACGCTCGGTACTGGTCCCCCACCATCCCGAGGCTGACGCTCACACCGTCTGCCGAGTAGGACGCTTCGCGTGCGTAACGCGCCGCGATCGTATCAGCGACCGTGGCGGCGACGTAGTGCAGGGAGTCGTACAGCGGGAACCAGGTGTCGTAGGCCCACTGGATCTCCTCATCGGTGACCAGCCACTCGCTGGCACCGTGCGGGTCAACGTCCTGGATCAGGAACCGGATGGCGTCCTTGTCGGAGGCACCGGGGTCGGCGTAGGAGTAGGTCACCGCTTCTGCCCCTTCTTGTACTGGTGGTACCCGGCTGCGCCGCCTCCTCCCACCAGTGCGGTGCCGGTGAGACCGGGACGCTTCTCCAGGAAGCCTCCCACGCCGCGCATGCCAGAGCCCGTCGCACGGCCGATGCCGCCGATGGAGACAGGAGTCTCAGTGATCTTGTTGGCGGCAGCCTTGACCTGCTGGGGGCCGGACTTGGCTCCAGGGGCTCCCTGGGTGCGCTTCTGAGCCCTGGTCGGGGGTCGCTTCGCCTTGGGCCAGACGAACCGGCCCTTGGAGATGTCGCCGTGGTCGACTCCGAATGCGCTCTGCATCAGAACCTCTTGTTGCGGTTCCCGTACGCTGCCGCGCCTCCGCCAGCGCCGGCTGCGGCTCCGCCAGCAGCGACACCACCGGTCAGCCCAGGACGCTTCATCATCCCGCCGCCCAGCTGAGACAGCCGACCGCCCACTGCACTCTGCGCGCCGCCAGCAGCACCCAGCGCGCCCTTGGTCCGCTTCATCCCGGGAGTGGGCGGCTTGCCCATGGCCCGCGCCGCACCCGAGTTGGCTGCGCCGGCACCCTGCAGCCTGCCACCGAGGCCCGTCGTCTTGCGGGCGATGGCGCTACCGAGTGCTCCGAAGCCGGGGATGGCCTTGGAGACCTCACCGTGGTCCACACCGAATGCCGATTCCATCACGCCTCCAGGATTCCCTTGCGTCCGCGGTTGTCGCGCTCAGAGGCCAGGATCCGCTCCCGCTCCTCAGCGTCGTGCGTGTGGGCCAGGTGCTCGTTGACCTCGCGCACCGTGTGGTAGCTGGGGTCGTACTGCTCGGAGTGCACGGCCTCGGCCGGTGCCTCCGGTGCGTACTCCTGGTCCGGAGCTGGCTCCTTGGCCTCGGGCTCATCCGGGGTGGTCGCCGGATGGGTGAGCTGAGGGATGTTCACCACCTCGTCGGAGTCCGGCTCGCTGGGCATCCGCAGCTGGGTCCGGCTCCGGGTCAGGTACTCCTCCGCCTGCTCCCGGGTCCGGATGTGCTTGTGCCAGTGCCGGGGCTTCTCCTGGGCCGTCTCCACGATGGGGATCACGTACCGGGCCCGGACCAGGGTCTCGATGTTGTTGGCCTCCTCCTGCGGGAAGTCGTCCCCGATGGAGTACTCGGTGCCCCGGTAGGTGAACGGCTTGCAGGCGAGGAAGCTGATCGCCTCGTTGGTGTACAGCTGGCTAGGCATCATCGCTCCTTCGCAGAGATGGGCCGCGGGCCGGAACCCACAGCCCATCTCAGAGTAGATCCGGCCTACGCCACCGCGTTGGCCATGAAGATGCCCATGTCCTTGGCGACGACGCGCATGTCGTAGGTCATCTCACCCTCGATGCGATCCGCAGCGATCGGCTCCATCCGGAAGTTCTTCATCCGGATCCCGTAGCTGTTGCCAGCCAGGTACCCGTTCCAGGTGAAGCAGTAGCCAGCAGCAGGAGTCATCAGCGACGGCGAGCTCGGGGTGTAGCAGAGCAGCGCCGACTTGGAGTTGGACATGAACCGGTACGTCGCCGCGGCGTCCTGGGCCTTGGCGTCGTTGATCTCAGCCACGTCAGTCACGGTGGCGTACGAGACCAGGATCCGCTCCACGTCGAAGAGCGACGCGAGCAGGTCGGTGGTGACGACACCGCGCTGGGTGTACTTGATCCGGTCGATGATGTCCGGGTGGTTCTTCAGCTGGGTGATCGCCCGGGCTCCGAGGACCAGGGTGTTCGCCTTGCGGCCACTCTGCTCCACGAAGTTGGTCTGCAGGTCGGAGAACTGCACGATCGGGTCGGAGGCGGGGTCGCTCCACTGCAGGAACTGCCCTGCGGAGACGGTCCCGGTGACACCAGTGAGGTCGGTGCCCCACTGGCCCACCTTGAAGTACTTGTCGTTCCAGTCCAGGTCCCGACGGAGCAGGAGCTGGTTGGTGACGAAGGTGGTCGCGTCGGAGTCCAGACGCCAGTTGCTGTCCGCGTTGGCACGGACCTGGTCATCGATGTCCTTGTGGACGGCCCAGACCTCGGCGAAGTACTGCCCGGTCTCGACCTTCCAGCCGACACCAGCCGACTCGGTGCCCGGCGCACGCTTCTGCGCGTCGGTCCTGCGCCAGTCGGACTTGGAGTACTTCCAGTACAGATCGCTCTGCTTCTGGACCGGGACCCTGGGGAAGACCTTGTCGGCAATGAACGAGGCCTTGTCCTGCATGTACGCGACGCTGACGTTGGTCAGCGGAACGTTGACGTGAAGATCGCTCTGAGTGGGGTTCGGCATGGCTTCTCTCCTCTCAGATCGTCAGGAGAACGTTGACGAGTTCTCCGGGGTTGGCGGTCGTGGACAAGGCGATTCCGACGACAGGACCGGTGCCAGCGATGGCTGCCTGTCCGTCTGCACTGGAATAGATGGGAGCGCCGGCGGTGATGGCCACGTCGCTGACCACCTTGGAGACTCCATGGAACCCGACCGTCGCGGCCTGACCAGTTCCCTGCGGCTTGTTCTGGAGCACCCCGACCACGGCACCGGTGGCAGCTGCGATGCCCACCTGGTGTACGCCGGTCACCTTCACGAAGTGGTACTGCTTCCCTCCGTGAGGATCCGGGGAGCCGGGCTGACCCGGGACTCCGGTGTAGATGCCCAGGGACGAGTCCGCGTTCAGCGTGATCGACCTGAGGCTCTCTTCGTAGGCCATCGAGCTTCTTCCTTTCTACCGATTCCGCTGGGCGGCGATGTACTCGTCGTAGGCATCCGGGTTCTGCTCGAACACCTTGTTGATGGCCGTGGCAGCGTTGAAGTCCTCGGCCTTCCCGAACGTGTCGTAGGCGTGCGCCTCGACCTGGCTGTAGATGTCGGCGTTGTCGCCACCGCCCTGGTAGCCGGTCTCCTCGAAGAGGATGTTGCCGGCGGTCTCCAGGCACTTCGCGATCACCGAGCAGTCCTCGTAGCTCATCGTCTCGGCCATCCGGTAGAGCACCGGGCCGAGCTCGTCGGGAGCCACCGGCAGGTTGTACTCGGCTGCCTTGGAGATATACTCCCGGGTGAGCCGGAGGTCCCGTTCCGCCTGAGCCGCCTTGGCGACCTGCTCGTACTTGGACTCGATCTCCTCGACCCGTCCCAGGGCCTTGGCGATCACCGCGTCGCGGTCCTTGTCGGAGAAGGCCTTGGACAGCTCCTCCATCACCGATGCAGTGAAGCTGCCGCTCTGTGGCTGCTGCTCGAAGAACGCGGACTTGCCGACGCTGGCCATCTCAGCCTGCCTCTCCTCCTCCGGGATCTCCTCGCCTTCGTCCTCGACAAACTCATAGGCGTTGCCCTGGTCGTCGTACACGATGTCGCCGAAGTCCAGCTGGTCCTCATCGAGGGGCTGACCCTCCTGGTTGTAGATCTTGGGCATCTCATCCTCCTCAGGAGCCCTCTTCGCGATGACGAACCTGGAGAACTGGTTCGCTGCCTTGTCGACCGTGGAGATCTCATCGATGTCCATGTCGGTCAGGTTGTTGCGGATCGGTCGTGGCATGTCATCTACCTCTAGTTCTCAGTCTCACGGTGCTGTCCATTCGGTGTCTCATCGACCGAGATTCTTCTCGATCTCATCCATCGTCAGGGCCTTGCCGTAGGACTGCCAGGACCCGCTCTGCTTCTCCTTCAGCTTCTTGTGGCCGTAGGTGGCAGCGCCCACCGCGGCGACTCCCGCAGCAGCCTTGCCACCGTGCTTCAGCGCTGGCTTCAGCGTGTCGATGTCGAGTGCCTTGAAGGACTTCCCATGCCGGGTCACCAGGTTGCTGCCCTCCTTGACCGGCTTCAGCTGGGCGGCATTCGGCACCACCTTGACCTTCTTGCCCGCCTGCACCGCCTTGGTGCCCTGGCTGGCAGCGACGGCACCCCCAGCGCCGGCACCAACCAGAGCACCGGTCTCATAGGCCTTGGCCCGCTTCTTCCGGTTGCCCTCTGGGCTGTAGCTGCTGGCCACCGGCTCCCAGGCCTTCTCGATCGGCACCTTGATCTCGGGGAGCTTGACCGGGTGGCCTTCCTCGCCGAAGTAGCCCATGTCCATACCGATGTCCTTCTTCACTGGGGCAGGCACTGCCTGCTTCCGCTTCCTGGACTCCGCACCCGTGTAGGCGGCGAAGTTGAACGAGCTGGCACCACCCAGGCCTGCTGAGGTGGCCAGCACTGGGGTGATCGCGCCCTGGATCCTGTCCCGGTTCGGATCCTTCGGCGGAGGCGCGGCGATCTTGTTCTTCAGCGCCGGGATCTTGCGCAGCTGACCGCGACCGGTACGACTGGCTGCCAGGGTGCCACCCAGGGCTGCCAGGCCCAGCGCACCCGTGGCCTGGGAGACATGGCCCTGCGTCTTCTTCCGACGCCTGATCTCGGCGTCGCTCATGATCCGGCTGGTCATCAGTGCTCCACTCCGAACGCGCTCATCCTCGGGTCGTGGGACTTCTTCACGTCCTTCTTCCTGGACAGGGCCATCCCCGCGGCACCGACACCCGCAGTGGCCAGGGCCGGGTTCCGGAGCTTGCGAGCTGTCATCGCGGTCTTGCCGTACACGCCGGCGAAGTAGCGCTGCTGCTTGGCTGCACCTCGGTGCTGGGCAGCCGCCTCGACCTGGAGCTTGCTCTTGCCCGCCAGGATCTTCTTGTCGTTCACGACCTTGGAGCTGTTCTTCGCCGGCGCGATGTCAGGCACCCGGGGGTTCTGCACCCTTCTCGGGTCGGGGTTGACGACATGTCCGCCCATGTTCGGGACGATCTTCTGCGCCTCACCGAGGCTGCTGGCCGCCCGGCCCGACCACTTGCGCCCCTGCGACTCCATGAGTCGGGCTCCACCGATGCTGCCGGCTGCGGTAGCGGCACCTCCACCCAGCAGCGCGCCGTGGAGCTTGTCGGTGTCGCGCTGGCTCTTCTGCACCTTCCCGCGCCAGTCCTTGCCCTGAGTCCGCCGTACGCCGTAGTTGGTGGCCGCGGCTCCGCCGACGAGTGCTGCGGTGGCTACCCCGCGACCCCTGCGCATGTGCCGGATGATCACGTCCTCGGGCGGGATCTTCCCCGCGTACTCCCCGCGGTGGTACATGTTCACCCGGGAGGTCGTCGTGCCGGCGTGTGCCGCGTTGTTGGCCTTGGCCTCGGTGGCGAACTTCTTGTGGGCCGAGGCTCGGTACCCGAAGACCCCACCTCCGGCAGCCTTGGCCGCCGGTGCCTTCGCCCGCGCAGTACTAGCTGCTCGGCGGGCTCGGCCTCCCTGAGCACTTCCCGAGGACCTCCATTCGCCCAGCTTGCTGGCGTCAGGCCTGGTACCGGGGATGCCTCCACCCAGCACGCCAGCTCCGGCGGTGGTCGCGCCACCAGCAGCGATGGCGGAGCCGGAGGCGCTGTTGTCCTTCTTCTGGGGGCTCATGCCGGTGTCCTCTTCCCTCTTCCGTGGATCGAGAACCCGGTCCGCTCACCGGACTTCACCTTGGCCCAGACATCGGGGTCCTGGACCTGGAAGCCCACCCACCAGCCGGTGGGCACCGAGTCGGGGAGACCCATCGCGCCCCGCTTCTCCGGGGTGACGATGAAGCTCTCGATCATCTCCGACTTCTGCACCGGGCTCCAGTCGTCGCGCAGGTGCATGTCACCGCCCTTGCGGGACTTCATCACGTAGTCGTAGCCGGCCTTCTCCATCTCGTCGGTGGAGATGTAGTCGCCCTGCAGGTCCACCACCGGCTCACCGTTCAGCTCCACCACCGAGGCCCAGCCAAAGATCTGTTGCTTGTCCGAGTCAGCCTTGGCGATCTTGCCTTCCCAGATCACGTCGACCTCGTCCGCGCTCTTCTCCACCTCGTTGGTGGTCTTCACCTTGTTCGGGAGCCGGCGGAAGCCACCCTTCTTGTGGAAGTCGCCCTTGCGGCTGCCCTTCTTGGGCATCGGCACCTTGGTCAGGTGACCCTTGACCTCCGAGGCGTTGTTCCAGATCTCGGCCGCACCCTTGCCGAAGGTGTCCTTCGACTTCTTGTTGGCTGCCCGGACCGCGGTCGGGACGCCGCCCTTGACATCGGGCTCCTTCTTCGCGCTCCGCGCGAGTACCCGGTTGGCGATGGCGTCACCAGCCAGGTTGGCTGCCTGGAGCCCCACCGCGCCGGCGGCGACGGGTACTGCGTACTTGCCCTTGAAGGCCTTGAACTTCCCACCGGCCTTGGTCTTCGGCACCTTCTCCGGCATCTCCTGGCCGGTCTTGGCCTTGAACTTGGCAGCCTTGAATCCCCGGTGCGCCTCGTGCAGGCCAGCGGTGCCGGCGGCGATCCCCACCACGTTCGAGCCCAGGCCGATCCTGGCCTCGGTCCGCTCCCGCTTCTGTCGCTTCGTGGAGAGATCGGACTGAGCGGGGTTCATCTTGGCGATCAGGTCATCAGCACCCCCGCCGAACAGCAGGTCCGCCACCTCGCGGAAGGTGTCGTCGGTGGCCAGTAGCTCGTGAACCGTGCTCATGTCTCCATCGTCCTCACCTGCGCTAGTCGAGAATGCCGAGGGACGCCTCGGTCTCCTGCACGTCCGGATCGAGCCAGAACATCTTCAGGGACAGATTGTGGCCGACTTCCTTCGGCTCGATCGGGGTGGCGTGGTACTTGCCGCTGGTCACCCACTCCTCATACCCGTGCTTGGTGCGGGCGTGAGACATCACCGTCTGGCCGTCCTGGGAGTCGTGGCCCTCCTCCATCCGCATGATCCGCACGTCGAAGTCACTGGGCTTGATGTTCATCATCTTGGCAACGGCAGAGATCCGGTAGGACTCCTCCATCACCTCGCCAGTCCTCTTGTTGCGCCAGTCGATCTCGAACTCATAGTCGTGCACCGCTGAGTCCGGATCAGCCGTTCGTCCCTGGTAGGCCACCCAGTTCACGACCTCTAGCACTTCGTCATCAAGCAGTTCGGTCTCCCACCGCTGGTCTGCTCGATCGGTCATCTCCATGTGGTTGTCGTCGTTGTTGTGGATCCGATCCATTCTGTCGATGATCTGGTTGGCGAACTCCTCGTCGGCCCAGCCGATCACTCGACTGAGGTTCGGAGTCCACTGCACGGTGTGGTTGAGCTCCACCTGTCCACGACGCCAGTTGAGCTCACCTGGTTTCACCACGGCGTAGACCGGGTACTCGTGCCCCTCGTTGTCCTGGATCTGGAGCGTCGGCCGGTCATAGCGGGTCAGGGTGCGCCGCTTCGGCTGCTCGTACTCCTCGGCCTCCGACATCATGTGCATGAGGGTGGACTCAGCAGCCATCCGCATCTTGTCCGTGGTGACCAGGGAGATCTTCTCCTGGGCCTCCGCGCGGGACATCCGGATCTTCTTCTTGCCCTCGGTCAGCGAGATCTTCTCGTCCTCAGCAGCGCCGGTCATCGAGATCTGATCGACCATGGACACGGTGCCCTTCATCGACATCCCGCCCATGCTCATCTTGGATCCGGTCATCGAGATCTTCCCCTCGTCTGAGGGCTCGGTCATCGAGATCTTCTCCTCGGTCGGCTCCGCCAGCGACTCCCAGACGCTGGGCATCGCGATCACCGGGGCTGTCTTCTCCTTGGTCCGGGACAGCGCCGAGAACCGACCCTTGTTCTCCGGGTCGCCCCCGCGCGGGTGCTCCTCGGGATCCCAGGCCTTGGAGAACCGGTTCTCCAGCAGCCTGACCACGCAGCGGCAGTTCGGGTGCAGGCCCGGGGTCCAGAACTCCCCCTGGGCGGTGACGAACCGCTCGGTGACCAGCACCTTCTTCCGGTGCAGTGGACCACACACCGAGCAGACTCGCTCGTCGCGGGCGGTGATCCACATCTTTTGGGCCTTCGGCGTCAGCCGGCCCTTGTCCTGCAGCCACATCCAGGCGAACTGCTGGGCCTGCTGGTCGATGTTGTGCTCCTCCTGGCGGCTCAGCTTCCTGATCCGTCCGGTGAAGGCCTTG